CGCACACTGCGGGCTAAAAAAACCAATTGGGAAATGACTGTACAACAAACAAAGAAGTACAACGAGCTGTTGAACCTATACGAGCAGCGCGCTGACTTAAGCCCAGGACAGTTGCAACTGCTTTACACCTTGGCTTGCGTCATCTTGGAAGAAGACACCTTGCAGCGTTACTGCGACGAGCACGGCACGTGTTACCAAGTGATCGGGAAAAGCGGCGACACTTACTCGCGCATGCGTCCCGAATGGCAACAGCTTAAGGAAGCGCGCCACCGCAAGCAGATTATTATTACGCGCCTGGAAAACTGGATTGGGGAAGGACGCCCAGCGGTAGACGACAATGCCGAGTTCTTCAACTGATTACTGGTTTGACGAAGCGGCGGCACAGCGCGCCGTGGACTTTATCGAAAAGTTTTGTACCCACGTCAAAGGTGAGTTGGGGGGCAAAGCGTTCTTGTTGGAGGACTGGCAAAAGGACGACATCATTAAACCGTTGTTTGGTTGGAAGCGACAGGACGGCACGCGCAAGTACCGCACCTGTTACGTTGAGATACCACGCAAAAACGGGAAGTCGAATTTGTCTGCTGCCATTGCACTTTACATGTTGTTTGCCGATGGCGAGCCAGGCGCGGAAGTCATTAGCGCTGCGGGCGACCGTGGCCAGGCCAACATTGTCTTTAACATCGCCCAGGAAATGATTAGCAACAACGAGCACCTGCGATCCCGCGCCAAGGTGTTGCGCAACGTTGTGCATTATCGCAGTAGCTGGTACAAGAGCATTAGCGCCGAGGCGTACACCAAGCACGGGCTTAACTGCCACGCAGTTATTTTTGACGAGCTGCACACACAGCCCAACCGCGATTTGTGGGACGTGCTGACAACCTCGACAGGCGCCCGGCGTCAACCGTTAATTATGGCGCTAACTACAGCGGGACACGACCGAAGTTCCATTTGTTACGAGGTCCACGAATACGCGGATGCGGTACAACAAGGCCGCATTGACGACCCCACGTTCTTGCCTGTGCTGTATTGCGCAGACGCTGACGACGACTGGACCGTTGAAGAAACATGGAAGAAAGCAAACCCAGGATACGGCACCATTTGTCACAAAGGATATTTTGAGCAGGCGGTACAAAACGCCAAGGCGAACCCGTCCATGGTCAATTCGTTTCTGCGTCTACACCTCAACATTTGGACGTCAGCGGAAACGGCGTGGATACCTGACGACATTTGGATGAAAGGCAGCGCAGAAATACCATACCACAAACTGCAAAACCTGCCATGTTACGGCGGCCTTGACCTGGCCAGCACGCAAGACCTCACCGCCTTTGCCTTGCTTTTTAGAGACGACGACCGCGACTGCTTTTACTTGCTTGTTCACCAGTTTGTGAACTCGGAAAAGGCGCACACTAAAAAGTTAAGCGCGGGCATTGACTATCTGGCATTCCAGCGCGAAGGCGATATTACGATAACGCCTGGCAACGTGACGGACTACCGAATAGTAAAGGAATACATTGTGGAGCAATGCGCCAAGTACGACGTGCGAAGCATTGGCTACGACCCGCGATTTAGCACCTACATTGTCAGTGAGCTTGAAGCGGACAACATCACGATGCAACCCATGGCGCAGAACATCACCACGATGAACGGGCCAACGAAAGAGTTTGAAATGCACGTGATGCGAGGAAACATCATTCACGGCGGAAATCGGTGTTTAAGATGGCAAATTGGTTCATCCGTGATCTACACCGACAACAACGAAAACAAGCGCGTCATCAAGGAGCGCCACGAGAACAAGAAAGTGGACGGCGTTATTGCAAGCATCATTGCCATGAACGAGTATTGCCACACTTTGAGCGCTGACGATATAATGCTTGAGATATTGGATTTGTAAAGAACCTTTCGTATCTTATCGGGATACAAAGTTTGAATGGCTACACTTGCAGACCGCTTGCGTTCCGTCTTCCGTTATCGCGTCGGGAAGTACGACTCGCAGACATTAAAACAAGACCTGGGCATTACGGGCTTTGTCAGCTCGGGCGTAAATGTCACGGAACAAGGCGCGCTGGGTATCAGCACGGTGTACGCATGCGTGTACCGCATCGCAAGTACCATTGCCTCGCTGGGGTTGGAAATTTACGTTAGAGACGGACGCGACGTCAACGTAGCCAACATGCACCCAGCTTATCAGGTGCTTGACATTCCCAACGACGAGAACACACCTTACGAGTTTTGGGAAACGCTGGTGGCATCCGCGCTGGTTTACGGTTGCGGCTTTGCCATCATTGAGCGCAATAACCGCGGCTATGCCGAGCGCCTGATCCCAGTTCACTACTACGACGTGGACATTAAAGAGGTCAACGGGGAGCGCATCTACAGCGTGCGCGACTATGGCGTGGTTATGCCCGACAACATGTTGGAGATTTGCAACATGCACCGCATGTCGCCCATTCGTTTGCACCGCGAAAACATCGGCCTGGCCAAAGCGGCGCAGGATTTTGGGTCTGAATACTTTGGGCAGAAAGGACAAATGACTGGCGTACTTGCCAGCGACCAGCCGTTGCGCAAAGAACAAATGGACGTCATCCAAAATTCTTGGAACAGTTCGTCAATGAACGCGGGCACCAAGCTGTTGCCATTTGGCTTCAAATACCAGCGCATTACCATTACGCCCGACGAAGCGCAGTTCATTGAAACGCGCAAGTTCCAGGCGGAAGAAATTTGCCGCATCTACTCGGTGCCGCCATCGCTGGTGCAGCTTCCAAGCCAAACCACGTACAATAACGTGGAGCAACAAAACTTGCAGTTTGCCCGCCACACCATTGCACCGTGGGCCAAGCGCATTGAACAGGAGATTGACCGCAAGTTGATTCAATCATTCGAGCGCCCCGACATCTACAGCAAGTTCAACATGAACGACCTGTACCGCGGCGACCTTGCAGCGCGCACCAACTTCTACACGCAGATGCTGCAAAGCGGCGTCATGAGCATTAACGAGGTGCGAACCAAGGAGCAGCTTAACCCAGTTGAAGGCGGCGACACACACACCGTCCAAGTAAACCAAATCGCATTGGACCGCCTCGGCGACTATAGCGACAAAGTATCAAAAGATGGAAACCAAGGAACAGTATAAAGACGCTGAAAAGCGGACAATGGGCACCATTGAGGTGCGCGAGGCCGAAGGCGACGAAATGGTGTTGGAAGGTTACGCCGCTGTGTTTAACAGCGAGACGGACCTGGGCGCCTTTCGTGAGGTCATTAAGCCTGGCGCGTTCGACGACGTTATGGACAACGACGTGCGCGCGCTCATCAACCACGATCCCAACCTGGTGTTGGGTCGGACTACTAACGGCACGCTGAAGCTCGAACAAGACGAGCGCGGACTGAAGTACCGCGTGGAGCTTGGAAAGCAACAGTATGCCCGTGACTTTTACGAAAGCGTGAAGCGTGGCGACATTTCCCAGTCCTCGTTTGCCTTTACCATTGACAAGCAGTCATGGAATGAGGAGCGCACGGTGCGTAGCGTTGACAAGGTGCGGCAGTTGTTGGACGTGTCCCCCGTGACTTATCCAGCATACAGCGCCGCCACGGTGCAGGCCCGTGACTTGCCGCCTGAACCCGAACAGGTCGCAGAAGTTTCTGCACCTGAACAAGATACAGAAATCCAAAATTTACAACCAACTACAATGAATCTCAACGAGATGAAGGCGGTTCGTGCCAAGCACGCCGACCGCTTCGAAGAATTGGTGAACGTCGCTGAAACTGAAAACCGCGACTGGACCAACAACGAACAAGAAGAAGCCGACTTGTGCAAGCGCGAGGTGGAACGCCTCGACGGTAAGATTGCACGTCGCCAGGCTCACGAAGACATGATTGCACGCCAAGCACAAATGGGCGGCGCGTCAGTTTCTGAAGCCAAGGAAATCAACAAAATCAACCGTTCTTTCAGCTTGAGCCGTGCTGTGCAAGCTGCATCCTTTGGCAAGTCGCTGGAAGGCGCAGAAGCTGAATGGCAGCAAGAAGCAGCACGCGAATACCAAATGCGCGGTTTGCAGATGTCAGGCCAAATCGGTATTCCCGCTTCAGCATTGTACCGCGCTGGTGCCGCTGACGACTTCCAAGCAGGTTCGGGCGACGGTTCAGGCTTTGTTGCTACCAACGTTCCCGGTGTCATCGACGCCTTGCGCACGCCCACCATGGCCGAGCGTATTGGTGTGACGACCATTGCCAACGCTACTGGCAACCTCAAGTTCCCACGTGTTTCCGTGAAAGCAGCGGGCACTGCAGAAGGCGAAGTGGATGCCGACGCTGCAGCAGGCCTTGAAATGGACGAGTTGACGCTCTCGCCAAACCGCGTGGCAGCAAACACCAAGTACAGCAAGCAATTGATTTTGCAAGGCGGTGCGCAGGTGGACGCTATGATTGCACGCGAGTTGGCAGCAGGTATCAACGAAACCATTGACAAAGCCGTGTTTGCCGCAGCTTACGCTGGCGCAGGTACTGCCACCAACAAAGCAGGTGCTTCGATTGCATACGCTGATATTGTGGCCTTGGAAACCGCTGTGCTCGCCGCAGGTGGTAGCTTGGCTGCTTCACAGTTTGTTGGCTCACCCACGGCCCACACGATTTTGAAGAGCGAAGTGGCAGTGGCTAACATTCGTGCCGTTGTGGAAGGCGCTTCCGTTGACGGATACGCCACGAACTTTACGCCAAACTTTGCTGACACGACTGCCTCACAAGGTGCGTTGTTGTTCGGTGACTTTGGTTTGGGTATGGTTCTCGCGTTCTTTGGTGGTATCGACTTGTTGGTTGACCCATACAGCAACGCTGGAACGGCTCAAATTGCTCTCCACGTCAATAAGTTCTATGACACGGACGTGCGCCAGTCAGGTGCTTTGGCTTCGGTCTACAACTTCATTGCCTAACTTTTGACTAAACTTGGAAGCCTGGCAATTGGGCTGGGCTTCCATTTTTTCTCTCGCTCATGAAAGTTGCACGCCCCGCATACGTTACTGGCACCGACGTGGTGTCACTTGCAGATATGAAGGAGTTTCTTCGCGTTGATCACAGCGACGAGGACACGACCATTGCCGCGTTGTTGGACACGGCGGTGGCGCACGTGAGCGATTACACCAACAAGCATTTTGCCGTTGACGGCAGCGCAACGTTTTACCTCTCCCGTTGGCGCCCCGCTGCTTTGGCTTTTGGTCCTGTGCGTAGCATTACCTCCGTTGTCTACGACGACACAAGCGGAGCTGAACAAACATTGAGCACGGCCAAGTATTACACCGACCCAGGCCGCGTTGGCGATTTCATGATTTACTTTCATGACGTGCCCGACCTGGAAGATTACAACGCACAGCCCGTGCGCATTAGCGCCACCGTGGGCCAGGCTGCCAGCGCCAATGTAAAGCACGCCATTCGCATGCTGGTGGCGCACTGGTACGAAAACCGCCGAGCCGTTGTGACGGGCACTATTACCGCTACCATTCCCATGGCGGTGGAGTCATTGCTGAACACTGAACGCATTATTGACCAGCGGCAATGAACATTGGGTTTCTTGACAGGCGCATTAGCTTCTACGCACCTAGCACGACGCGCGACAACTACGGCGCCGAGAGCGGGAGCGCGACGCTGTACACTACTGTGTGGGCAG